AAAGTCCTATAGTAATATTGCACAAAAATTACCCCCAAATAACACATGTTATTTGTGCAATTTTACCAATTGACAAGTATAAAGCCCGTAAATACGGCATTTTGACTAAAACAGTCAATAACATTAAACATTAAATAATGATTGACGAGGGCTTAAGCCTGCCTTAATATGTAGATAAGGAGGTTAAAGCCATGCCGAGAAAATATGATGCCTCCCGGAGACCGGGAGAAACTCCGATGCAGCATTACCGCAGGATTGCAAAGGTAGCAGATCAGAGACTTGTAAGACTTGAGCAGCTTGCATCGGATCCAAATCAGCCGGGATATAAAAATATCCTGAAATGGGCCTACAGAGGAGCCCAAAAGAATATTAACTACTATACAGGCAAAAATGATTTTATAGCCTCAAATGCAAGGGAACTTTCAATGGGAAAAGAAAAGGGATGGAGCCCGGGCCGTTTCAATACAGCCCCTCCTAAAACAAGTACCGGCAAAGTAGACCTGCGACAGTTGGAGGCCAAGATCAGAGATATTGAGGAGTTTCTTGATAAGCCTACATCCTCAAAAACTGAGATTACTGCTACATATAATGAGCGTATTAATACCATTAATAAGAAATTCCCGGGTAATAACTTTAAATGGGAAGATTTAGCAGACTTCTTTGAGTCCGATGCCTATAAGAATTTACGGCAGCTTTATGACTCCGATGAAATATTGGAGTTTCGCTCTGCAATCAAAGGCAACAAAGAAGAGCTTGAGCAGTTGCTCGATAGGTCAGAGGAGGAAATTGTAAAAGCACTAAAGGAAAATTCAGAAATTAATCTGCATACAGATGACGAGGTAGTACAGGATACAATTATATCCTTACTCTCCCAGAATAACCTCGACATCTTAGATTTAGTAAAAGAATAGGGGCGGTCAACCTATGTTAATCGGAAACGTTATAAGAGACAATCAGATGTTTTACCAGTCCCAAGGTTATTCAATGCAGCCTTGGGACTCTTTTGACTATCAGCTTTTAGATCATATCAGATGTATCAAGAAAGCAGGCAGGGGAGATAATTCAACCTTTAATGACTGCATTATAATGGCTGATACCGAGACAAGTAAAAAGCGTAAGATTGAGTACCGGCTTAAGAACGGTAAGAGGGTTATTGAGGCTTATGACAATCACGTAGTTGCTTTTACTGTCTCAATCAGAGCTTACGGATTAAACATTGTTACCTTGTTTGGGCACAGGCCCTCAGAGCTTGTAAGCTGCCTTACAAAGATACAAAATGTTTTGCCCGGAAAGAAAACAACCATTTACTTTCATAACTTATCGTATGACTATACATTCTTACGAAAGTTCTTTTATAAGGAATGGGGGTTCCCGGAGTCGGCACTTAATGTAAAGTCGCACGATCCGATTTATATAAGATTTTCAAACGGCATCGAGTTAAGAGATTCTTTAATCCTTTTTCAGCGTTCTCTTGATAAAGTGGCAAAGGACTTTAATGTAGAACACCAAAAAGCCCTCGGAAAATGGGATTATGACAAGTTAAGGCATCAGTCTGATGATTTTACGCCTGATGAGCTTGAATATATTGAGCATGATACTCTGGCAGGCGTTGAGGCTCTTGATGCATTCAGACTTGCTTTAAATAAAAGGATATATGCAATCCCTTATACCGCAACAGGCATTCCCAGAGAGCAGACAAAGCTAAGAGCCGAAAAGAATAAAGGCAGGGATACTTTTAAAAAACAGGCTCCTACGTATGAACAGTACCTGAAACTCCTCTGGCTTTACCATGGAGGATATACCCATGCAAACAGGCATTTTATTGCTATCGTTTTAAGGGGCCTTATTGAGTGCTTTGACTTTAAATCGAGCTATCCTTTTGTTTTGCTATCCGAAAAATATCCTATGCACAAATTCGGGCAGCATAAAAACGTGCCTCTTTCTTATATAGTAAGAAACTCGGAAAATTACGCCTGGATGTTTAAGCTTGTAATGATTAATCCCCGGCTTAAAAATGATGATATCCCGATGCCGGCACTGCAAAAGAGTAAGTGTGTTAAAACTGTAAACGCCGACAGCGACAACGGAAGAATACTTGCTGCAGCATATGTCGAAATTTATTTAAATGAGATAGATGCAGCTTTAATACTTGAGCAGTATGACATGGATGCACACTTATGCATTGAGGTAGAAAGAGCGAAAAAAGACTATCTTCCCAGATGGTTTACAGATTATATCTTTGAGCTCTTTATGCAGAAAGAGGACTTATCCGGGAAAGATCCTATCCTTTACGCCCTCAAGAAGTCTGAGATTAATTCCTGTTACGGAATGTGCGTTCAGAGATACATACGCCCGACAATAGATGAGGACTATGAAACAGGAGACTATAGCAAAAGGGAAATTACTCCCGAGGAAGAAAGAAAAGAGTTCGAGCATTATGTAGAAAAGGCAAAAACAGTCCTGCCTTATCAATGGGGCGTGTGGTGTACCTCATACGCCATGAGAAACCTTTTCGACCTTGGAAAAGCAGCATCAGATAATTATAGCAAAGAACGCATCTGGGTATACTCGGATACGGACTCTATTTATATGATTAATCCTAATCATAAGGCAATCGAGAAATATAATAAAAGATGTATGCAGAAACTAAAAGATAACGGTTACGGCCCTTATAAAAGCGGTGACAGGGTAGTGTGGTTAGGTGTTGCGGAGCACGCCGGCAAGAAAGATGAGTATTCGGAATTTGTCACAGTCGGAGCAAAAAGATATTGTGGCAGGAAACTTTCTGACGGTGAACTTCACATTACTGTCGCAGGTGTGCCCAAAACAGGAGTTAAGGCCATGAGGGATATAACCGATTTTAGAAAAGGTCTTATCTTCCCCGGAGAGGTAACCGGCAAGAAAATGCATACTTACAGATATGTTGATGAGATTTACATTGATGAGTTCGGAAATGAAACCGGGGACAGCGTAGACTTGTCTCCCTGCGATTACCTGCTTGATGAGACAGAGACTTATGATTGGGAGGAACTTCTTTCTATGCATGAATGGTACCCGGTAAGAGAAATAACGGAGGAATGGCTTGATGTATGATTTAGAACTTATTAAAAAGCATGAGGATCTTGATGACGGTTATTATCATATACTCAATGATTTAATCAAATATCCCGATGCGGTAATTATTGTTGCATGGAGTCCCAGAGGCCCCGGTAAGACTTATTCTACTTTATGGACTTCTTATTATTACCCAATCCCCATGATGTATATAAAGCGTACAAATGAGGATGTAGAATTTATCTGTAATGAGAAATACGATTTAAGTCCTTATAAGGATGTTAACAGGGATAAAGGAACCAATGTAAAACCGAGGCTTATCGACAAGGGCTTGGGAGCCTTTTACAATTGCGTTGAGGATGAAAAAGGGAACGAGGTTACAGAGGGAGCCCCGGTATCACTTCTTGTTTCCTTAAACAAGATTAAGTCAATAAAGGGTATAGGTGCGAGTGAATATGATTGGATGGTACTTGATGAGTTTATCCCTCAGCCCGGTGAAATAGTCAAATATAAAGAGGGAGAAATGCTTTTATCTTTATATATGACAGTTGCAAGAGACCGCCAGAAAAGAGGCAGGGAACCTTTAAAACTAATCTTATTTGCCAATGCCGAGGAAATATCTACTCCCATTACAAACACACTCGAGATTGTCGATGATATGGTAGAGCTGCAGGCCTCGGGAAAATCGCATCTCTATCTTGAAAATAGAAAGATATTATTGCATCACATTACAAGAGAGGAAATGCCACTTACAGAGCAGGAAAAGGTTGGTATTTATGAGGCCATGCAGGGAACTGCTTGGGCGAGAAAAGCTTTTGGAGGCGAGTTTTCAAGTAATGATTTTTCATGCATACAAAAGCGCAGCCTCAAAGGATATACAGTTTATTGTAAGCTTATATACAAAGGCAAGGATATATATGTATATAATCAGGGAGACAAGTTTTATATGACAGGCTCCAAGGCACAGTCAAATATTGTTTACGATCTTGATAGGGAGCCGGAGCAAAAGTTATTTATGAGAGTTACTCTGCCTATATTAAAAGATGCCACAATATGTGGCAGGATGTATTATGAAAAATATTCCTACTATGATTTGATAACCAATTTTACAAAAATATTTAGATTATAGGAGATATAAATATGAGAAGAGATGAATTTCCTTTGATTGATAAGATGATAGCCGAGAAGGAGGTAAAAAATGACTAAAGCAGAATTAATGAAATATGTAGGTAATTATGTTAAAATCAAACTCTTTGATGATACTCTATTAGAGGGTACCCTTGGTTATACTTCTAAGTTCTGTGAAGAAGATGCATATAGAAAACCAAACTTCTTTTACATTGGTGACTATTGTTTCAGGGTAAGCCATGTAAAGAAGTTAATGATAACAGGCAGGATGTACTTTGAAAAATTCCTACTATGATTTAATAAGCAATTATATAAAAATCTTTCGTTTATAGTTGACTTATTAAATGTTTAATGTTAATATAAAACCTGTGAGGGGCATCCCTCAAGTTTGGAGGTTTTATATGATAACTGAAAAAGAAATTGTAAAGTTCCGGGGAGACTATTACTGCATAGGCCTTTACCGGGATGATACTGTATTTTTAAGAAAATTAAAACTCACTCCCAAAGGTTACGAAATGAAACACTTAAACGAGACTTATAATCTCAATCAGGAGGTGTTTGATTACGATCATGAGGTATCGACTTGTTCCGCTGCTAAAGCGTGGTACAAAGAAACTCACGGCGAGTATTGGCAAAGGGGGTAGTAAAGTGTTGAGTGCAGCTCCTCATATCACTCCCGGTTCTTACTGGGTATGTAAAAGTATTTTTTGTTTTGATATAGCTCCGACTGACATATTCTGTAAAGTTTTAGCGTGTAAAGAGGGTAAAGTACATATAATAAGAAAAACAGAATATGGCTTTAAAGACCTGCCTCCGATGAGTTTTGACATTGAGCAGTTTCTGGAACTATACATGAGATTGGAGGCTTAATATGAGTAGTTTTATCGATGGCATTTCCGATTATTGGCTGCTTGTTGCAGCCGGAGTTTTCTTTATTATATTTGCTTACTGCTTGGGCTATTGTATAGGTTTTAAGAATGGTTTTGACGGAGAGGAGAAAAGAAAGTGAGCACAGCAAGTATTGTTTCTATCATTACAGCCGGCGTTATACTTCTTATAAATGTTTACTATCTGGGTGACAGGCACGGATATGAGCGAGGCTTTAATGATGGCAAATATAAAACATTAATAAACAGGTTAGAAGAGATTGAAGAGGAGGTTAAAGATGCCGAGTTTTAATAAGCTTTACTACATGACATTAAGCGGTGAAAAGAAACTTAATGCAGTCACGGTCTATCTTAACAAACAGATAATTGAGGAGTCTGGAATCAACTTAGATGCCGTGATTAAAATAACTGCCAAAAAGGGTAAGATAATTATTGAGGAGGAAAATAGATGAAAGAGGCAAGATTTAAAGTTACCGCACATTATGAAACAAATCAGTTTATGATTAAGGCCGAGGAGCCTCAGTATGAACAGTACAATTTCATTACTAACAGCTTAAGCTCCGTAATGACGAGACAGTACAAAATCACAAGAGACTTAAGAAAGCTTAATGTCAAAGCTTTATTTGAGTATATTAATTAAAGGAGGAAATTAAGATGGCAATTAAAAAGAATGCGGAGGCAGCTCCCAAGGAAGAGAAAAAGGCAAAGGCATCATACACCTGTAAGGTTAAGAGGGTTCATGATGTCTCTAAGGATGGAAAAACACGTATCCTCTTTGATATGGAGGTTAACGGCGTTTCCGTTTCCGGCTGCACCTACATGGAGGGAACCAAGGATGGCAAGGAATGGCAGATGGTTACATTCCCTCAGAGAAAAGGATCCGATAATAATTATTACAATATTGTCTGGATGCCCATGAGCAAGGAAACAGTACAGACTATTGCATCCCAGATTGAGCAGTTGTTATAATTAAGTATAACAGGTTCTCCTTTCTATTTACATGCGCCAAGCGGAAAGCTCCCTATTGAATGTAGGGAGTTTTCTGTTATAATAAAACTATATTCAGTTCCCCTATGACACTGTCATAGAAAACCCCAAACACACAAGTATACCATTCTCGAGAAAAAGCACTTTTAAAGGGTGCTTTTTTCGTTTCGTTAAATATGATATATTCATGTTATAAGGAGGTATTTACTATGTTTACAGAATTTGTACAGTTAATTAAGGATGTAGGTTTTCCGATTGCAGCCTGTGTTTTTCTTTTCATCAATCAGGGCAAGCTTACTAAAATCATCGGTGACTTAAATGCTACTCTGCAGGTAATGAACACACGCCTTGATAACATTGAAGACACGCTGCACATTAAAAAGGAGGAATAATATGACAAATGAGATGTTTATAGACAGGGCCCTTAATATTGCCAAAAACTATAAAACCTTATATGTACACGGATGCTTTGGTGCTCCCATGAATGCCAAAAACAAAGAGCGTTATAAAAAGAACACCTCATACAATAAACAGCCTGAAAGACAGGCCATGATTAATGCTGCATCCGGGGACACTTTCGGTTTTGACTGCGTAGGATTGATAAAGGCAATCTTTGGCAATTGGAACGGCAATCTAAACCACACTTACGGCGGTACTGTTGTAAATCAGGAATTAAACGGCATCTCTTACGGCCCCGATCACATACCTGACTACAGTGCCAATACTATGTTTTCGGTATGCAAGTTTATTTCTACCGATTTTACTAACGTAGTTCCCGGTGAAGTTTTATGGACTGAGGGGCATATAGGTATTTATGCCGGCGCAGGTTTTGCGATAGAATGCACTCCCAAATGGGATAATTGTGTGCAGGTTACCGCAGTAAGCAACATCGGAAAAATAGCAGGATACAATGCAAGAAAATGGGATAAGCATGGAAAACTTCCCTGGGTTACTTTTGAGGCAAAGGCACAGGCCCCGGAACTTATAACGGAAATTAAAAACGCTCTTGATAAAGTATATCAGAATGTTGAAAAGCTTGAGAAAGAGTTATACGGATAGGAGGTGCTTTAATGGATGCAGCTTTTTATACTTTAGATAAAAGAAGAGACTCGACTAAGCAGCCCTCAGGCACAGGCACGGTTATTTCTGTCACTTTAAAAGAGGGCTCCGACTTTGACTATCCTGTATTCTTAATGCAGACTAATGTTACAGCCTTTAATTACATGAAATGGAACGATCATTACTACTATATAACCGGCAGGCGCTTTATACACGCAAATCTTTTTGAGATATCCTGCGAGATTGATGCTCTGGCATCTTGCAGAGGAAGTATTAAATCATCAAGTCAGTATGTATTAAGAACCTCTGTTGAAACCCTTGCTAACTATAATCTTATTGATAACTCATACGCTACCGAGGCAGAGCCCGAGTTATGGCATGATAGGAAAACTATCGGTATGACCGATGCAGGCTCTTACATCTTGGTAACAAAAGGCGGTAATGGTATAAATTATTATGGTATTACTGAGAGTCAGTTAAACTCTTTATTATCAAGTTTACTTGCAACCAAGCAGGAAAATTTATGGGATACAATCTCAAATATCGGTCAGACATTAGGCCCGAGTTTTCTTAATGTAATGGAATATATTGTAGGCTGTCGCTGGATGCCTTTTCCTATTCCAAGCGGAGGTGTATCGCAGAATATATATCTTGGTTATTGGGATAGTGGCATCTCAGGAAAAGTTTATACTACACAGCTCAATTTAGTATCCAATCCGGGAGGTGCGTATTCTTTAACTGTACATCCTGAGACAGATGCAAAAAAGGCTTTTATGAACTGCTCACAATATCATCAGTGCAAAGTATATGTACCGGGATGTGGTGAAATTCCCATTGATTTTGCAAAAGTCAACGGCAGCTCTATCAATGTATCAATAAGTGTTGATGTATCAGGAGCTGTTACGGCAATCATTAAAAATAATGATGGTGAAATCCTTGCAACCAATTATGGCGTTCTGGGTGCAGATGTTCCTATCTCAGGCTCAGGCTTTAATCTTGGCGGTATTATATCTGCAGGCTCCGGCGCAGGAACTGTTGTTTCAGCAATAGCAACGGCAGCAACCGGCGGTTTTGGTGCAGCTCTTGGAGAGGCTGCTGCAGGTGCCATTGAAATAGGAACAGGTATTGCTGCAGCAATCCCGGATGTTAATACTAAGGGAGGCGCAGGATCCTATTACATTGTTGATGATTTAGAGCTCTTGGGAGTAACTGAGGCAGTTTATAAATTGACTGCTCAGGCCCCTACTCAGCAGGGATACCCCTCAATGAAAATCGCAACCTTAAGCAGTAACGGATATTATCAGATTAAAAATCCTCAGGTGGATTTTGGTGACGATCTTACGATTAAGGGCCTTATAGAAAACTACATGAGAATAGGTTTTTATATCGAGTAAAACTTATATTTGGACATATGCCTTTCGGGGATTAAGCAGTGTCGCAGCACTGCTTTTTCTCTGTTTGTTAATTGACTGTTTAAGTCAAAAATGTTATATATTAATTAGAGGGAAACATATACTCCCACGAGTCGGTAAGGTCTGGGCCTTACAGGGAGGTGGCGTGACCGGCCGTACAGTTTCCCTCTATGCTCTTAAAAGGTCGCACAATATCGGAGGAAATTAAGATGAAAGTAGCAGATGTTTTAAAATGCGTTGCGCAGGGTGTTTCTACCGAGGAGGTAAAAACAATCATCGCACAAAACAAAGTATCCGCAGATGAGGCTATAGAGCTTGTCAAAGCAGGATACAACAGCGAGTCTCTATCCGGGTTACTTGACGAGCCCGAGGATCCTAAACCTGAGGATCCTAAGCCCGACACCAAGCCGGATAATAAAATGAGTGAAGAGATTGAAAACCTCAAAAAGCAGTTGGAAGAGACTCAGAAATCTTTAGAAAAAGCTCAGCAGGCAAATATTAATAAGGATAACGGCCCCGGGGAAAAGCCAAATCCTGAAGAATATCTTGCAAAGCTTTTTGCACAATAATTTTCTTTTATTTTAAAAGGAGGATAAAAATGGCACGCAGCTTTACACCTAAGGACATGCAGGCCCTGATGCAGCTCTTAGTTGAGCAGGGTACGGGCATGCAAAATATCTCCGTAGTAGATACATCCTCATATATCTCTGCCGGAGAATTACTCATGGCTACAGGCAAGGAAAATGTTTACAATGCTATTAACATGGTTATGGGCCGTTTGATTATAGCATCAAGAAAACATGTGAAGAGCCTTAAGCTTATGCAGGAGTTTGATAATGGCGTATACACTTCTTTAGTTAGAAAGATCTCTTTCTATACCAAGATGCCTAAAAACTCCGGCGCATTTAACACCGATTTATTTACAAACTTAAAGGATGGCTTTACAAACGGTCAGAATATCGGCGGAACTCCCCCTGCACCTCAGTCAACTCAGTCCATGTGGGAACAGAACCAGCCTATCCCTGTAGAGATTGATTTTGGTGGCTCTAATACTTGGCAGAACTGCATCACCATGTATGAAGTACAGATCGGTGCAGCATTCAGAGATGAAGCTGAAATGGCTAAGTTTGTAGCCGGATATCTTCAGGAACATGCAAATGATATTTCACTTCAGGAAGAGGCATGGAACAGAATGTGCCTTGTTAACAAGATTGCATCTGTTTATGATATGTCTGCATACATGCCCGGCTCTGCTATCGACCTTGTAGCAGCATTCAATGCACGCTTTGGTACTTCCTATAATGGAACTCAGCTTAGAACTACTTACTTAAAAGAGTTTCTTGCATTCTTTGTATCTGAGTTTAAGCTTGTTTCCAAGTTCATGACTGAGAAAAACACTCAGTATCACTGGGGCATCCCTCAGACAATTGACGGTGTGCAGTATACTCTTACAAGAGAGACTCCATACGCTGATCAGCATGTATACCTTTACTCTCCTCTCTTTACTGAGGCTGAGTCTTTGGTACTTCCCGAAATCTTTAATCCTGAGTATCTTGATATCAAGACTCAGTATCAGGAGATCACATTCTGGCAGTCTGCAGACTCAAGAGCAGAAATCAATGTTACTCCTGCTATTATCGATCCTGATACCACCTCACCTACATATGGAACACAGATTGCCGGCAGTGCCGTAAATCTTCCTTATGTTGTCGGTATGATTACAGACCGTGACGGACTTGTAACCAATATGATGCTTGACAGAGTGGCAACTACGCCCCTCGAGGCAAGGAAATTGTACAGAAATACTTGGCAGACCTTCCTTAGGGGTGTTTGGTCAGATAATAGTGAAAAAGTTTGCATCTTCTATATGGCATCTTAATTTCCTTTGGGGAGGGGTTAAAATCCCTCCCTACTTTTAAGGAGGAGACATGAATAAATTTAATGAAACCCCTTTTACATATGGGGTATGGAGTCACTTCCTTGTGACTGCCGGTAATAAAAAGGCATCTGTCTCCGGCGGACTTCCCGGAGTTAAAATATCCGAAAACAAGATAATTTTCCCCAAGGGATATAAACCCTTAGAAGTTCACGTAGAAGTAGATGCAAAAGATAAGTGTCCTGCATTTGAGTGGCCCGACAGGGTAAGTTTTGAAAAAGGTCAGGCCATAGTCATCCTGCCCGAGCTTGAATGCTATAATACACTTATCTATCATGTATTAGGTTAGGAGGATGGCTATGTACGAACCCTTGATGTATTCACAGATTAATATTATCGAGGGGAGCTATTTTCCGTCACAGGTTCATTCCTGCAACAATTTAACATATGATTATTGGATGCGCAGGTTATTTCAGAAAGCACAGTCAGTAATTGAATTTAAAAACTTACCTCCTACTTGGAGAGGAGCCCCTAAAGATTTTCTTTATTGGTGCCTTTTCTGCAGAGGTTTTGTTGCAGGATTTAAAACTGAGGAAACAGGCTTATCTTTTCAGCCCTGCGGTTTAAACGGACAGAACTTTTATTATCAGCCTGTAGAGGCTATAATATCCAATCCTACGCTTAAAACACCCTCTGACGGCCTGCGACTTAAAATTGATGAAGATTGTGTCATCATTAAGCTTACCCCTGACTATAGAGGTATCTGGGATATCCTTTCATACTATGCAGAGAAACTCTCCTCGATGGATGTTACTCTCAACATGTCAATAGAAAATGGCAAAGTGCCTTTTATCCTTGGAGCAAAAAATAAGGCTATGGCAGCGATGCTTAAGAAAATCTATGACAGAGTCCAGAGAGGCGAGGGCCTTGTTGTATATGATGATGTTTTCAAAGATGAGGCCTCTAAAAGTACCAAATCTGCAGACAGTCCTTTTTCAATATTTGACCGTGAACATTTAAAGCAGTCTTATATTGTTACGGAAAATCTGCAGGATATGCAGACTATCCTCAATAACTTCTATAATGAAATCGGTATTCCGACAGTACCTTATCAGAAAATGGAGAGGATGGTTAATGAGGAGGCTGCCTCCCGGAAAGTTTCCTCAAACTCAAATCTCTCAGTCTGGGTTGACTGCCTTACAGATGGCTTTGATAAATTCAATGATAAGTTTGGTACCAATATCCGGGTAGAAAAGAGATTTAATATGGATGAGGAGGTGACAGAGAGTAATGAGCTTGGCTAAAATTACTTGCATCGGCTTTGAGGAATACTTACAGGCCGATGGGCGCAGCCTTTTTGACAAGGCTACGTTTCCTCCCGAGATCCCCAAGCAGGATTTAGTTGACCGGGTACTTATGCGCACAGGCGAGTTTGAATGTGTGTATTCAAACCCGGAGTTTATGATAGGAGCTGTCGGCACATGGGCTAAAAGTTTCTATCATACATTTGATAAGTGGGTAAAAGCTTTAGAGGTTGAATATGCACCTTTAGAAAACTATAACCGCACTGAAATATGGACTGATAAAGCAGACTCAACCACAACGAGTGAAAATCACTCTGACACCGGCGGAACCGATACAAACAAGGTATCAGCATATGATGCTGCGGATTTTGTCAATAAAGATCAGATGATATCATCCTCTGAAACAGACTCTGACGGCGAAACTGTCCTTGACGGAAAGACACATCATGAAGGCCACCTATACGGAAATATTGGTGTGACAAGTTCCCAGGAGTTACTTGAGGCCGAATTATCAGTTGCAAGATTTAATTTGTATGATCAGATAGCAGACCTTTTTATTAAAGAGTTTTGCGTCTGTGTATACTAAAGGAGGTTGACATGAGCTTTTTATGGAAATATCCTCACACCTCTTATGAAGAAATCAACCTCGATTATATTCTTAAGAGAATAAAAGAAATTGAGGTTCAGATTGAAACTATCAAAGAGGAAATTGAGGGCGAAATTTTTGAATGGGTTCAGGAGCAGCTCAGACCTTTTGAAGAAGAGCTGCAGAACTTAATCAACGAGGTAACCTCCCTTGAAAGTACGGTTACAACTACGCTTCAGGCTTATGATGCAAGAATTACTTTAATTCAGCAGGGCCTTGATGCACAGATTGCAGCTATTGAAAGAGAGCTCCAAGATGCAGTTGCTGCATTAAACTTACTTACTGATACCAAGATAGAGCAGAATAATATCTGGCTGCTTAATCAGATATCTGAAAATGTTGGCACACTCTTTCAGGTACTTAATCCGTTTACCGGCACCATGATGAGTATACAGGAAATGATTGATTATCTTTCTGCATTTCATATTGTTGACGGTATTGACTACGATACAATGAATACCAGAGCGTTAACATATAGCGCATTTAATGCATTAAGCATCAGCTATACCGACTTAACGCTGCATGGTAATACATATTATCAATAGGAGGTTAGAATATGCAATACACACCTAATTTTAATTTCTTAATCCCGGAGGGAACTGATACAGTTAACCTCCTGACTCAGTGCTATCCCAACTTTACCTCTCTTGATACTATTTTACAGGCAATCAAAGAGAGCGGAATTACTGAGGCTGTTACTACCAAGGTAGGTACAGTACATAACATCGTTAGAAACGTTGCAGATTGTAATGTTATCAGATGGGTGAACACAGCTAACTATGCAGCCGGTGACACATTTACTGTAGATGGCTCTCCTGTAACTGCTACTACAATGGATGGACAGAGCCTGCCTGCAGGTGCTTTTGTTATTAACCAGAGCTGTCTTGCAATCCTTAACGGATCCGTTCTTACTTTCGTTGGAGGAGGCGGAGCTGCTACTGCAGCAGGAACATCTTATGATAATACCGGCTCAGGCCTTACAGCTACAGATGTACAGGCAGCAATTGATGAGTTGAAAAGCGATATTCCTACAATACCGGCATCTTACGCAGCTACTGCAATTACGTATGATAATACGGTATCGGGCCTTACAGCTACCGATGTGCAGGCAGCTATAGATGAACTTAAAGCATTAATTCCTACTCACACTTATACAACCGCAGGACTTCAGATTATGAGCGGTAGATGTTCTATAATGTCCGGAGGCTATTATATCGAAAATAATAGAGCGTATTTCAATATGACCATATCAATACTCGCGGCAGTATCTACGGGCGCGAGCGTTATACAAGGTTTGCCTCAGGGTTATACTACCGGCGTTCTTACACCTACATATAATAATCTCTATGTATCAAGAACGGCTACGAATACATACTTAACAGCAGCAGCTAATTTATCGGTAGGTGAAACACTTCACTTCGAAGGATCATATGCTTTAACATAAATTAAGCTACATAATTATAATTAGCCCTGATCGAAAACGGTCAGGGCTCTTTTCATGCTCAAAATCTGCATGATCTAAAGTTATTCCGGGATGCTGCATAACGTTTGCAACTGACTTGCAACTGACTTGCAACACTGTCCCAAACATAACCCAAATGAGCACAGGCTATTTGGGACAGGATTGGGTTATACTGTCCCATTTACGGGCTTTATACTTGTCAATTGGTAAAATTGCACAAATAACATGTGTTATTTGGGGGTAATTTTTGTGCAATATTACTATAGGACTTT